TTTCCGCTTATATCACCCATGGTGTACTGTCCGACGGTGCCTGCGGACGCATTGGAGCCAGCAATCTCAAGGAATTGGTGGTGACTGATTCCATTGAAGAAACCGAAGCTCACCGTCAGACCACCAATGTCCGACGCCTCACTATCGCGCCGCTGATCGGCGAAGCCCTCGTCCGCACCTCCAAGGAGCAAAGCGTCTCAAGCCTTTTCTACTGATCCGGCTCATGGCGCAATACTAACCGCAAGCCAAATCATAGTCGTTGTCCTGATTTCCGCGACATCGCAGAACATGCTGTTTCGCGACAACCGCAATGCCCGCTTCTTGCGCAATCCGCCTATTTCACCTGCGCGAAATCGGGTGCTGGCGTTTGCCACATAATTCCAAAAATTACCGTGTTCGCACCGGCTGCGAGATTGCCGGTCAATGGCGCATGTCTGGCGAAACCATATCGCTGACTGCCGAGCAGGCGAGGGAGCTTGCGCCGCCATTTGGCGATGTCGTGTCGCCGGTCATTTCAGAAAGAGGTTCGGGCAATGCCGGATTCGACGGGTCTAAGCGCCGCAAGCGGCAAGTCTCTCAGTAATTGGGGGCACGTTCAACAATCCATCCGCAAGATACTGACCACGCCGAAGGGCTCGCGCCTCATGCGCCGGAATTTCGGCAGTGACTTGCTCGACCTGATCGATGCCAAGATGACCCGCCGAAACATTCTTGCCGTCTACGCCGCTGCGGCGACGGCAATTCTCGAATGGGAACCGCGCTATCGCATGACGGCGGGCCGGGTCACGCGAGCCGATGCGGACGGCTCGATCACGCTGGAAATCTTCGGAATCTATTACCCTCGCGGCCATCGCGGCGACTATTCCATATCGGAGAGCGCCAGCGTCCGCGTCATCTATGGTGGGACCTGACCATGGCAATCTACACGCCAACGATCATTGACGTTTCCCGCTTGCCGGAACCGGACGCGATTGAAAAGCTCGATTTCGAGACGATCCTTTCAGCCCGCATGTCCGATCTTGAAAAGCGGGCTGGACAGGCTGGTTATGAATACGACGTGGGCGATCTCGAAAGCGATCCGATCAAGATCGATCAGGAGGCCCACGCCTACCGCGAAATGCTAATGCGTGCCCGCGTCAATGACGGCCTGCGCTCGACGTTGCCGGCGTTCGCAAAGAATGCCGATCTTGACCATGCTGTTTCGAAGGCCGGTGTTGAGCGCATTGTGACGTTGGACGAACACGGCAAGGTGATCTTTCGGGAAGAGGACGGCGCATTGTTGCGCCGCTATCTCGCGACCTTTTCCGCACCCGCCGCTGGTTCGGAGGACGGATACCTGGCTGCGGCCCTGAAGGCTTGGCCGCAGGCGCATGATATTCGCATCGTCAACGGTGGGGCTGGCAAGGTTCTCGTCTATCTGCTTGGTGCGGATGGGGTTCCGGCCCCCTTGGATGCGGTCTTTACCGTCGCCAAAGCGCTCGACGCCAAGCATATCAGGCCACTCACGGACGATGTGACCGTTTCGGCGGCGGCTATCGACCGGTACGCCCTGGCTGGAAAACTCATTGTGCCGCGTGGTCCAGACCCCGCGCAGGTTGTTGCCGCTGCGATCAAAAGCGTCAAGGCGTTCGGCGATGCCCGCTATCATATCGGCGCGGAAATTCCCCGCGATGCACTGTTATCGGCGGCTTATGTCCCGAATGTCATCCGCATTGAAGGTGTCGGGTTTTCGGACATGCCGGCCCGCGCCAACGTCGCGCCGTATCTGACCGGCATCAATCTGACCTTCGGGGTGCAATCATGATCCCGGCGCAAACGCATTTGCTGCCGCCAAATTCGGAGCTGCTGGAAAAAGCGCTGGCTGCGGTCGGGGAGCGCACGGATGCCACCGGGATTGACTGGCAAGCCTACCTCGATCCGTTGACCGCGCCGGTTCATTTCCTGCCGGTTCTCGCCCATGCCTATTCGGTTGATATCTGGAATCCCAAATGGCCGGTCCATCATCAGCGCCGGGTGATCGCCGATGCGATCTATCATCATCGGATCAAGGGCACGCTCGCAGGGCTTGAGGCCTATGCCGGCATCGTCGGAAGCGAGATCATTCGCACCATCCGGCCACCCGGCACGTTCTTTCTGTCCGGCGGCATGTCGGAAGAGCAGCGGGCGGCGCTTTCGGATCGCATGCCGCAAATCCGCATCTATACGCGGGCGCTGCGGTCAAGCGCCGGGAAGCGGCTGTTTCTTTCGGCGCGATCTTATTCGGCGCTTGGCGCATCCTTCGTCGCCGACAGCAAGGCGGCGGAGCGCACCCGCCCGCGCATTACCTTTGTCGAGCGCGGCATAGAGCAGCCGATCAACGTCGAAGAGATAACGGATATCATTCCGGGCCTCGGTTATGCCCTATACGAGCGGGCCTTGCTGCGGCGTCCACGTCGGCGCTCTGTTACCTATCTCGGCAAGAGCTTGCGCTTCTTGGTGTCGCTCGATCACAACCGATCGGTGGCGGCATTCAGGCGGGCAGACGGTGCACCCTCGGTCATTCGGTATGGGATGCGCCCGGCGACAGTCCAGCCAGAAGCGGAATATTTGGCGGCAAAGGCGGGTCGGGCGGCATTCTTCGGGCGACCCTTGCACCGCCGCTATTGGTCGAACATGCGATCCGAAACACGGGTGTTTGAACGCATCGTCATTTGGGACCCGGAAATGGTCCCGCGCCGCCGTGGTGCTTCCTATTTGGGTGTCAGCCGCTTCGGCGTCGCGCCATTCACTTCCGAACTGGTGGTGCATGTGCCGTCCATCAAACCGCGTCGCGCGCTCTTGGTAGGCGGTTTCTTCGGAAACTTCTTTGCGGCCTCCGATGGCGAAAAATACCGCGAAACCCTGCGAGCACTCCGCGCCGCGAAATCGGCGCGCGACACGATCCTCATCAACACGAAAACCTATCGCAGCCCGCAGGCAGGCCAGCTCATTGTTGCTGGCACGCCCTTCATTGCCGGCCGTCTACTCAGGAGCTGACATATGCTGAAAACAGTGCCGTTTCAGGATCGCATGGAGGCGCGTCATAGCGACCTCAACGCTATCCAGTCGTCAACCCGCGCGACGTTTGACACGCTGGTAAAAGATGCGGTGACGGCGGACGCGCCCGGTTATGCCGGCTTCACCGTCACCAAAAACAGCGCGACCGAATTGCAGGTTGCCGGCGGTCGGATTTACCGGCCCGATGGCGCAATCTTCGAGATGGCGCAGGCATCCACCCGCAATATCGTCTCGATCCTGCCTTCCGCGACGAAGCGGCTGGTTGCCGTGATCGCTTACGGTCAAGAGGAAGACAGCCGCAACGAGACCCGCGACTTTCTCGTTGATCTGGAAAGCGATACGACCGAACCGCGCATGATGGTCGTTGAACGCCAGCGCGCCGCCAAAATTGACCTCATTCCGGGGCAAGAGAGCGCGACACTGCCTCGGCCCGTTGTCGATCAGTCGCTTATCGTCATTGCCTGGGTGACGCTGAACACGACCGGTATCGAGGCGATAGCGATGGAAGGGGCGAATGCGCTTCCGTCCGTCACGCGCAACGATAAGCGTATTCGCTCGCTCGAAGTCTGGCGCGACCAGATCGAACCGCGCATCAACACGATTGCCAGCGATATCACCGCGCTCAAAAAGGGCATGGCGGGCATGGCCGGGTCCGGCGAGCTGATCAACGTCATGCGCGATATCGCCCGCCTGAAAGAGAAAATGGAGATACCGGACGATGCGTCGGATTGGGCGTCGGATCGCTATCTGACCGACAATGAAACCGACAAAGACAACATCGATCTTCTTTGCCTTGTCGAAGAGGGCGTGCGCTTCTCGCATGAGAACCGCAACGAAACGCAGATTTCGCTCTATAACCCGCTCGATCTCAACGCCTATGTGCCGGGCAACGGCCTGCTGCTGCCGGCGATCTCTGGTCGGGAAATCCGTCTGGCGTCATCGGCGGGTGCGGTCGATGGTTCCATTGCCATTGCGCAGTACGGTTTCCAGACCCATGAGATGAAACAGTTGTCGGTGGCCCGTTCGCGCCTGCGCTATGGACCTGCCTATAACGTCTGCAACAATTCGCAGTGGTGGGCCGATGGCGTCTACGACAGCGCCACCAACACGTTCAAGAAGAACGGCGAAACCTTCCTCGTCACTGGCACGCAGATTCTCGATAACGTCTACGGTCAATCGTGGTGGGACCCGCTCAATGCCCATACGCTGCTGCGCGTGCAGCAGTTTTGGGAGGACGAGTGGAACGACAACTATTGGGTGGCGCAGGTCACCGACCGAACGGTGTCCGGCGCGCAGATCGCACAGACCATTCTCAACTCGCAGGACGGTTGGCTTTCTGGCCTCAAGCTGCGCTTCACCGAAAAAGGCGCGGACGGCGATGTCCATATTTCCATCGGCTACACCACGGCCAGCGGTTCGCCTGACCCCGAGCATCTGGTGACGCATGTCACGATCCCCTATGCCGATATCAAGGTTGCGCCGAACGATACCTATGTCACCATTCCGCCCGTATTTTTGGAAGCCGGCCAGCGTTACGCGTTGATCGTGACCACGCTCGGCAATCACAAGGTCGCGGTCGTTGACAGCAACAAGTATGCGCAAGGCACGCTGTTCTACTCGACGGACGGCGCATATTATCAGGGCGATCTAACGCGGGACCTGTATTTCCAGATGGAATATCTGGTCTTCAAGGCGTCCCGCGTCGAAATCGAATTGGCGGCGCTGACCCTTTCGGGCGGCATTGCTTCCATCGATATCCTTGCCGGTACGATCAAGCCGAAATCCTGCGCCATCGAACATCAAGTGATGATCAACGGCGCATGGAAGCCGTTGAACGTGTTGACGCCCAATCTGCTTGTAGGCTTGCCGCCGCTGCTCCGCCATCGCGTCGTGATGACCGGGACGAATGCCGTTGCGCCTGCTTTGGAGATCCCGAGCAGCCGCATTCGCATCTGGCGACAGCGGACCACGTTGAAGCACATTTCGACGCGCCGGACGCTTGCCACCGCGGCGACGACGATCACGGTGCAGCTCATCATTGCCAAGTTCGAGGCGGACCGACACACCATCGCGGTTAAGCTGCGCAAGGATGACAATACGCTGATCGAAAGCATCGGTTTTGTGGACGAACCGATCGATCCCGGGCGCTTCCGGCGCACCTACGGCTTTGCGGCAACGCCGGCAATCAACGCCTACAAAATCCAGATCGAAGGCACGACGAACAATGCCCTCGTTCCTTTCCACGTCGAAGAGCGCGTTGACGTAGCGCTCTAACTCCCCGGAGACGAAACATGCCTGCCAAAAGCACTACGCCGGCCTTCAAGCCGGACGCGGACTATCGCGTCCAAGTCGCAACCGTCCGCAAGGTTGCCGGGCTGATCATACGCCCAAGCCAAGGCGGCACCATCAAGGGCGTTCTCGCAGAACAGATCAAGGATGACATCCTCTCTTTCGAGGAAGTCGCGCCAACGCAGGAGTAACCGGTTATGCGCCGACTGGATCAATATCAAATCAGGGTCGGCGATGATCTCGGCGACCCTGATTATTGGAACCGACGCTTTGAAGATGTCGATTTGCGCCTGCATGGACAGGAGTTGATCGAAAAGGACTGGCAGTCGGCTGTTCGCGAATTGCAGGAAAACGGATTGAGGCGGATCGATGAAGCCGTCTCGCCCCTCATTGCGCAGTTGCAGGAAGACTTGCAGCTTGGGGCCGTCTTCATTGCAGAAAGCAAATCGACCATTGAGGTGAAGACCGGTCCCCTGACAATCGGTATCAGCTCGGCCAACAAGCGCCGCTATTCTCCGGCGGCCTATTTGGCACTCGTGACGCGCGATGCGCCCTATGGCGTGATGCTCGGTCGGTTGATTTCCTATAATCGCGACACCGGCTCGCTTGCGGTCGATATCGAAAGAACCTTTGGCGCGGGCGATCCCATCCGCGCCAATTGGATCATCTCCGCAACGTCTCATATCGATTATCAGGCGGATCGCGTCTATCGCGAGGCCGGCGGCGGACTGACGTCCACGACGGTCGAAGATTCCCTTCGCGAAATCCTCGCCCTGACAGTGCCGAGAACACGTTCCGTCACCGCCGGGACCGGATTGAAGGGTGGCGGGGAGATGGTCAGCGACCTCTCAATGTCGCTCGACCTCGCGTACACCGATGTCCGGTATGTGAAGGCGCAGGACTATGACCGCCATCGGCATGCGTGGTCGGAGATCGACAACAAGCCGACGACCCTTGGCGGCTATGGAATTGGCGATGCTCACACCAAAGCCGAAATCTTCAACCTCCTGACTGGCAAGCAGGACAAGCTTTCGTACAGTGCCGAAGACAAGGCCAGCAAAGGGAAGCCGGACGGTTATGCGCCGCTCGGCCCGGACGGCAAGATTGCCGGTGCTTTTCTTCCGGTCGATGGCAGTTTCCTTGGCGTCTACAATGCGGAGACGAACACGCCCGCCATTTCCTCGGGGTCGGGAAACCAAGGTGACTTTTGGGTCGTTTCCGCTGCCGGCGTGGTCGCGGCGGATGGCGTTGGCGCCGTTTCTGCTGGCGATCAATTGCGCCGTGGGCCGGCCAAGTGGGAGCGCGTGCCGACCTTCAATGCCGTTTCATCGGTTGCCGGCAAAACGGGTGTTATCACGTTAAATGCCGGCGATATTTCCGATAGCGGAGCAACCGGTCGCGCGATCCTCAAGGCGGGGGATGCAGCGGCGGCAAAGGCCGCTCTGTCGCTTGCCGTCGCCGATCTATCGGATTTTTCGACCGCATGGACGGCTGCTTATGAGGGGATGACATCGGCCTACGGTCGCGCTCTTGTCGCCGCCGTCGATGCCAACGCGGCCCGTGTTTCGCTACAGCTCGGCTCCGCAGCCTTGCAGGCATCGACGGCATTTGCTGCCGCTGCCCATGTCGGAGCTGGCGGCGTTGGGGCACACCCCGACGCTACGGCGACGACCAGCGGCTTCATGTCGGCTGCCGACAAAACCAAGCTTGGCGGCGTTGCGGCGGGTGCAAACAACTACGTCCACCCTACGGGGGACGGCAACTTACATGTGCCCACAACGGGCATAGGCAGCTCCAAAAAGGTGCTGACGGCAGGCGGCGCAGCCGGGTCGATGACCTGGAGCTTCGTGGATTTTGCCGATGTCGCCGGAAAGCCAACAACGCTGTCGGGTTATGGCATTGCCGACGCCTATAGCACGGCTACGTTGGACGCTCTGCTTGCGGCAAAACAGGCGAGCCTTGGCTATGTGGCCGAGAACATTGCCAACAAGGGCGCAGCCAACGGTTACGCCTCGCTCGACGGAGGGGGCAAAATCCCGGCGTCGCAACTGCCCGCGTCGGCGATCACCGATACCTTTGTCGTGGCAACGCAGGCGGCAATGTTGGCGCTCGGCGTGCAAAAGGGCGATGTTGCCATCCGAACCGATGTCAACAAGAGCTTCATCTTGCAGGCCGAGCCGGCGACGACGCTGGCGAATTGGCAGGAGTTGCGCACGCCCACGGACGTTGTGCAGTCTGTCGCTGGCCGACAAGGTGCCGTCACGCTGACATCGGCTGACCTGACGGATGCGAGCGCGCCGGGGAGGGCATTGCTGACTGCCGCGAACAACGCCGGGCAACGGACTGCCCTCGGGCTTGGAAACGTCAACGATACTTCGGACGCGGCAAAGCCGATTTCGAACGCAACCCAAGCGGCTCTCAACTTGAAGGCCGACACGGGCCACAAGCACGGTATCGCCGATATAGCGAACCTTCAGACGACCTTGGACACCAAGCAAGCGAGTCTCGGCTATGCTCCGGTCAATCGTGCCGGCGACATTATGTCCGGCGCTCTTGAGATAAAATTCGCCGACCCGTCGCTGTGGCTGCATTACCCGGACGTAAAGCGCGGACGATGGGTCGTCGATGGTGGCGGCACTCTGATTTGGCAGGATCAGAGCGGGCAGAACCACTTTTGGATCGGTGCTGGAGGCGAAGTATGGACCCAGCAGCTTGGCGACCTTAACACCCGCATCGAGCAGCGTGCTAACGCCTATGGGGCCGCTCACGTTGCCAATGCCGTCACGGACTCGCGCGCTGCTGGATACATCGAGGTTGCCGTCAAAACCGGCTCGTCTGGTGGAGGCGATAGCAACAATGGCGGCTATTACCTTTGCCGGGCCTATAAATCCGGCGTCGAACAGCTGACGTTTGGCAGTAGACAACTACAGCTCTACATTCAAAATCGCGGCTGGTTTGCCGCCTTCGCATTCTAAGGATTGCCGATGCACGAATTCGGAAAACTCACGGCGAGAGCCGAGACCGTTGAACTTGAGGGCGGACAGGCGGTTCGAATCTATGCCTTCTACGATGCCGACAACATCGAATGGCACGAGCTTTACAGGTCGCAACCGCCCTTCGATTTCTATCTTGCGGTGGACGATAGCGGCTTCATCGTCTCGATGGAGCCGGACCCTGAACATTCGCAGATCGCGGATTACAGGATTATCGGCATTAGCGCGGTCGAGGCTGATGGATTCACCCGTGGTCCCGGCGGCACGGTCTACGGCATGAAGTGGACCGGCACGAGGATCGTCAATCCGGTCGATCTCATGACGACGGAAGAGAAGCGAGCGGCCATGCCGGCTCTGACGCCACGCCAGTTCCGTGACGCCTTGATAGACAACGATATCATGCCGGACGAGGTGACGGCGGCTATCAACCAAATCACCGATCTCAAGGCGCGCGCGAAGGCGCTCAATGCCTGGGAATATCCGTCCGAGTTTCTGCGGCCGGACCAACTGCTTGAGCAAATCGGGGCTTCGTTCAATCTTTCCCCGGATGCGATTGACGCCATGTGGGCGGCGGCAACGCAGCGATAGAACGCTCGTGATTTAGTTCGGAAACTCTCTGTGCTGATCGAGCGCTTGCAGGAGGCCGATCAGAGATTCAGCCCAATACCACGGCATATCTTGCAGCACCATGCCGCCTCTCTCGACCACTTCGAATGTCTTCGCGTCGAGGATCGCAACGGTGCCGTCTTCATCTTCGTGAATGGCGTATCGTTCCAGCATGTCGACAAATTAGCTCGAAAAGGCTGAGGGCGGAAGTAGAATTTATCGACCGATAACACAGCTCGCCGCGTGCCGGCGGGCTGCTTACGCGTGGCCGCTCTGCATTGCACCGGCGGCACAGACCTCCACCGATCTTTTGTCATTTTTAATGGAGACCATTCATGGCCGACCTATCCTATGCGCATGGCGTGACACTTGTCGAAAGCGCGGAAACTCCGTCGCTCTTGCGTGTCCAGCGCAACGGCATCACTTTCGTCAACGGCACGGCACCCAATGCCGACCCTGCCGCTTTCCCCTTGAACTATCCCACTCTGATTACCTCTGAACGGGCGGCGGCAGCGCTCGGCGCTGCGGGTACGCTCTTGGAAGACGTGTCTTCCGTTTTCGGGGAAGGCGGTTCGTGGTGCATCGTCAACCGCGTGCCCGACAGCGCCGACCCGGCGACACAGCAAGCCAATCTTCTCGGCGATGCCGTTGCCCGTACCGGCCTTTATGCGGCGCTACGTGCCAAGGCGATTACCGGCTATCAGCCGCGCGTTGTCATCACAGCGGGCAATACCGGCGCTTGGATCGAGGCTGGCGTTGTTTCCGTGTCGATATCCGAACAGGGGGCGAAGCTGACGGAAGCGCCCATTGTCGAGGCGTCGGGGGGCGGCAACGATCCCGGCAAGGTTTTGCCCAAGCTTGAGGCAATCATGGGCACGGGCATCGCCGATGCCGGCAAGGTGGTTGCGGTGCGGGTGGTCGAGCCGGGCAGGGAGCTTTCGGAGCCACCGAAGATCACCTTTACCGGCGGCGGCAACGAGGCGGGCAAGGTGATGCCGGCGGCGACGGCGAATGTTGGCGACGTTGCCAATCCGTTTATCTCCGCCTTGAACGTCATAACCCCGAAAATTCGAGCGAGGGCGTATATCACTGGTCCGAACACCACAAACGCGGAAGCCGTCCGCTTCCGGCGCACCGTCAACGGCGGTCGTATTCTCATCATCGACCCGAAGACGATCAAGAACGTCAACGGCGTTCCCGTCACAAAGCCGGTCGCTGCCGTGTTTGCCGGCGTTCGCGCGCGCGTCGTCGCTTCCTCCGAAGGGGTATCCGGCTCGGTTTCCAACAAGATCATCCGCACGATCGATGGTGTTGCCCGTACGATATCGTACCCTGATGACAGCAACTATCTGAACGAAAAGCAGGTCGCCACGATCATCAATGAGCGCGGCGGCTTCCGCACATGGGGTAGTCGCCTTGCGACGGATGATCCGCTTTGGCAGTTCGACAGCGTTCGCGCGACCGCCGACATGGTGAATGAGGCTCTGGAAGACCTCTATTTCCTCTATGTCGACCGCAAGTTCACAAAGGCGAACCTCAAGATGCTGATCGAGGACGGCAACGCCGCGCTTCGGGTCTTCAAGAACAACGACGATATCCTTGGCGGGCGTGTCTGGCTTGCAGATATCAACGAACCGACCACGCTTGCCGATGGCAAGCTCTTCCTCGACGTGGAGTTCGAGCCTGTTGGACTCATGGAACAAATCCACGTCACCACTCACCGCAACATTCTCTACTACCGGCTGCTGCTGGACGAGGTGAATGGGGCAATCGAAACCGGCCCGCTCTCGCTCGCCGCCTGATTAAGGAAACTCCGAAATGGCAGAAAAGACCCTTCCCAGCTTCATCCTGCGCGATTGCATGATGTGGGCCGACCGCGTGAGCAAGCTCGGCCAAATCGGTGACATCACGGTGCCTGTGCCGGAGGCCAAGCGCGAAGACGTGCGCAACGCCGGCATGATCAAAGCCCGCAAGGTGCAGCTCGGCTATGAGGCGCTGGAATTCAAGTTCAAGATGCCGGGCCTCGACCCGCAGATTTTGAAGCTTCACGGCGTCAAGCCGGGCGTCGATACCCCGTTCATGGTAACCGGCGCGCTGGTGGACGAAGATGGCACCACGCACAGCGCCGTGCTGACCATTCGCGGCAAGATGTACAAGCCCGATCACGGCACATGGAAGGCCGGCGACCTCGCCGAAAATGATCATGCCGTCGATGTGAATTACTACAAGCTCCAAATCGACGGAGAGGAAATCTACGAGATGGACGACTTTGATTTCAAAGTCGGCGGCGTCTCGCAATACGGCGATATCCGCAACGCCCTGCTGCTGTAAGGCCGCAACTCTTCCCCTCACGATCCACCTTCAACCGGCCCGCTTCGCGCGGGCCATTTTCTATGAGGATTCATCATGACCGAAGCTGTTAAAGTCCCGCTCTCGAAGCCCGTCACCCACAACGAGGCGTCCTATTCCGAGCTGACCTTCCGGGAGGCGACCGTGGGCGACTTCATGGCCGGCGACCAGTTCAAAGGCGAGATTTCCCAGAACGTCGCCGTACTCTCCGCCATCTCCGACGTGCCTATTCCGGCCTTCAAGAAAATCTGCGCTGCTGACTATCGTCGCATTCTCGACGCGACGAAGGATCTGTTGGGAAACGCATAAATCAACACGATTGGCGTCTGGTCGCCCTGTTCGTTGCCCGCTTCGCCCATACGCCGCTCGATGTGATCGAGCGGTGGTCCCCTGAAAAACTGCTCGCGTATTTCGATGCGGCTCGCGCCCTGCGCGATACGATGGAGGGAACCTCATGACCACGCTTCAAAGCACCCTGCGCGTCTCGCTTCTGGACGATGTGACCGCACGTGCCAAGCATATCACCAATGCCCTGAACGGTCTTCGGGCACAGCAGCGGGCGACCTTCGCACCTATCCGAAGCATGGTCGGACAGGCCGTCGCGTTCGGTGCTGGCTATCTCGGTGTGAGGGAGGGATTGCGGGCAACGGCGGGTGAGGCGATCAAATTCGAGTCCGCCTTTGCCGATGTCAAAAAGGTGGTCGATGCCTCTAGCGAGCAGTTCGAGAACATGCGCCGGAACATTCGGCGCATGTCTGGCGAAATCCCGATGTCCGCCAACAACATTGCAGCTCTCTATGCTGCTGCCGGGGAATCCGGCATCGCAACGCAGGATTTGCAGGGCTTTGCCGAGATGGCGTCTCGTGTCGGTATCGCTTTCGATATCACGGCGGAAAGGGCAGGCTCTAGCCTGGCTAAACTGAAAACGCAGTTCGGCTTGACGGTTGCCGAAACCGGCGACCTCGCCGATGTCATGAATCACCTGTCGAACAACATGGCGAGCAAGGCGTCTGAAATCACGGATTTCATGCTGCGCGTCGGCGCGCTCGGCAAGATCGCCGGTTTCACCAAAGAGCAGGTCGCCGGCATCGGCAGCGCCATGATTGCAGCCGGCGCAGAGCCGGAAGTTGCAGCAACCGCCATGCAGAATGTGACGAAGGCGTTGACGCGCGGTGCATCGGCGAAGAAAAGCCAGCGCGCCGCCGCTGAAAGGCTTGGGCTCGACCTGCCGCAGATCGCCAAGCAGATGCAAAAGGATGCGCCCGGTGCTCTGAAAAAGGTTCTCGCTGCCATTGCCAAGGCCCCGAAGGATCAACAGATTTCCATCGTCTCGGATTTCTTCGGCGACGAGGCGAAGGCGTTCATTCCGCTGCTCGGCAATGTCAAGCTGCTGGACGATGCGCTTGCGAGTGTCAGCGACCGCACGAAATATGCCGGCTCCGCCATGAATGAGTATAAGCAGCGTGCCAGCACCACGGGCAACGCGCTCGAGCTTTTGGGCAACAAGGTATCGAATATCTTCTGGGAGGTCGGCGACAGTATGTTGCCCACAATCCGCGAAGGCGCGCAGTCGATCAACGATGTGTTGGATACGCTCGGGAGCCGGGCGACGATCTTCGATGAGATCAAGGTTGGCGCGCAGGGCTTTGCAAAAGGCTTTGGCTACGATGGTGGTATTCGCGAGCTGGTCAACGACATGAGCGACCTCATGCTTGGGCCGGTCGATCCGAACGCGGGCGAGAACCTTGGTCGTTTCTTTATGAAGGCGAAGGAATGGGGTTCGTCCATCCGTGAATTGACAGATGCCATTCGTGAAAACCCTATCGCAAGGTTCTTTGCGGAGATGTCCGGCCACGGCCTCAAGCTTGTGATGTGGGGCGCTGGCATTGCGTTTCTCGCCGGCACTGTCCGCAAGCTAGCGAGCGCGATGTTTCTGTTGTCCGGCGCTAGCACGTTGTTTTCAATGTTGAAGGGCGTTGGCACGCTCGCCTCTTTAGTCCTACCCGGAAAGAAAACACCGGCATTGCCTGAGGCGGGCAAGTGGGTCGCTCCGGGCAACGGCGGTACGACGCGAATTCCCGGCGGGAAGCCCGGAACATCAGGGCCATGGGGAACCGTGCCGCATCCGAACCGCTTGCCGGAAGGTGCGCGGGTCACGCCCACGGGTGTGCAAGGGCTGGGGACGAGATACACGCCGCCGCCGTCGCTATTGACCCGGCTAATGCAGGGCGGCAAGTTTGGGGGGAGTGCCCTGCTAAAAGGGGGTATTCCTGCACTGCTCGGCTTTGCAGGCGAGTATGGGATTCGCAAAGGATTTCAGGGGGCGTACGGTGATAGCTACCGCGAGCCGCCGGGGATAGGCGAATCTTTCTCAAGCTGGTGGTCAACCATGAACGACCGGAAGACATGGTTCGGCGCAGCGGCAAATGAGGGGTTCAATTTCCGAGAACATATGGCCGTTAATATGCAAGATCGACCTGCAACCCGGATCGATGCGGGGTCTATTGCCGAGATGACGAGGCCGAATGGGACCCAAGATGTACGAGTTATCAACCAGCAACCGCCGAACGTTACCGTTCATGCGCAGTTTTCGATTACTGGCGTCGCCGACCCCCAAGCGGCGGCGACGGCGACGGCTAACCAGATTGGAGCTGCGGTCAAAAACGCGGTGGATTCGCAGTTCAGTGATTAGAACAAGGACGGTGGGTAGAGCGAAATGCAAAATTGATGCCTTCCACGCACTAAGCGCACCTTATACATCTTGCTCCTGTGACGGTCAGATATCCAAGGGTCGGACGAGCATTAAGCAAGGGAGATTTGCTCCCCAAAGTGTCGGAAGTTCCTCAAACGGCACAAAGCCACAAGCTTTGTAAAAGCTGCGGGTCTTGGCGTAGTTTTCGTCGGGATGTTTGTCCGAAAGCGTCTTGACGCTAAGGTAACCTATCCCGCGAGAGCGTGCCCATTTCGCACTTGCTTCAATTAGCGCGGCGCCTACGCCATTGCGATGCCAACGAGGTATGACACCCATCGAGTGGATTTCGCAGTTGTTTCCCAAATGAACCTCTAGTGAAACATAGCCTATGATACTTTCATCAAGCTCTGCGCCAAGCATCGGAGCGTGACTTGCATGATGAATGTAAGTGTCTCTTGCCGATTTGATCCCAAACCATTCTGGCAATGTTGCTAGAATGGTTCCTGAGATGCTTTCTTTGTTATCCATTATTTCTCTGACGATCATGCCGTTTCTTCCTTCAAAGCCGGCTTGGGCAGCAGACCATTGCCAGTCCTGCGTCTTTCATCCTTCCCGCTGCGGAATATGACAGCCGTCCATCTGCAATCGATCTAACAGCTATGGAGATCCTATGACGGAAATAACATCGATGATGCTCGGAGGCTACGCTTTCGAGGCGTTGGGTTTTGGCTATCAGGGGATCAAACGCAAGGTGAATACGCCTTGGGTTGAGATACCCGTGGGCCAAACCCTCAATCCGCAACAGTGGACGGGACCAACGTCCGATGAAGTGACGATTCAGGGTGTCTTGTTTCCCGAAGAATTCGGGGGGCAAACGCAGCTAGACGGCATCATCGCCGCATCCATGGCCGGCACGGAAATGATGCTCGTCAGCGGTGACGCCATCGAAGGCGTCATTCGCGGCATGTTCACGGTGCAATCCGTCGAGGAAGATCAATCCTATCACGATGCGCGCGGTGCGCCTCGCCGCAATGCCTATGTGATCTCGCTCAAGCGAAGCAGGGTGGAGACGGCGGCGGGTGCCGGCGGCGTGGTCGATAGCGCAACCTCTTTCCTCTCCGAACTTTTCCGGTGATCGCATGGCAAAGACTTACACAACGCGACAGGGCGAGACGGTCGATGTGGCCTGCCTGTCTCACTATGGACGAACGGCCGGGGTTGTCGAGGCGGTGCTTGCCGCTAATCCGGGGCTTGCTGGACTCGGCCCGGTCTTGCCGTTCGGCACGGAAATTCTAATGCCAGACATGCCGAGCGTGAGCGCGGAAAGTCGGCTTATTAGCCTTTGGGATTGATCATGCAGCCTCGTGTTGAAATCACCGTCGACGGCGTTCCCGTCGCGGGCCAATTCTATGAGCGGCTTATTTCCGTCACCGTGACGGATGAAGAGGGCTTGAAGTCGGATACGGTCGATATCGAGTTGAACGACGGCCCGCCTAATTTCCTCGCCCTGCCGCGCAAGGGTGCCATCATCTCGGTCAAAATGGGATATGGCAGCGATCTCGTATCGAAGGGGCAATTCACGGCTGACAAGATCAGCCTCGATTGCCTGCCCTACAAGATGTCGATATCGGGCAAGGCGGCGGACCTGCGCAGCGGCAAACTGAAAGAACGGCAGGAACGGGCATGGGACAAGGCCAAGCTCGGCGACATCATAGCCGAAATCGCGGACGAGAGCGGATTGGCACCTGCCGTAGACGCCGATCTTGCGGAGCATACTTACGATTGGATAGGCCAGCAGGACGAGACGAACATCCATTTCCTGCGGCGGCTTGCAGATCGGCATAACGCCCTGTTCGCCATCAAGCAAAAGCGGTTGCTGTTCGCCCGGCGCGGTTCTGGCCTTTCGGCTTCCGGTTCGTCGCTCGGCTCGATCATCCTCACGCCTTCGGTCATCAAAACCGGCACGCTGAAAGTCGATATCAACGACCGCACGAAATACAGCAAGGTCGTGTCCTACTATCAGGATGCCGACAAGGCGAAGCGAGTCGAAATCGAGGCCGAAGCGGATGCCGATGGCGATAGCGTTTACCGCATCCCCGAAGCGTTTTCCTCGCCAGCCGAAGCTGATAAGGCGGCTCGCGCCAAGGCGAAAGAGCTTGCGCGCGGGGAGGGGGCGGTTTCGGTAACGGTGTTAGGCGATGCCGACATAGAGGCCGGCTTGCCGCTTCTGTTCGCGCAAGTTCGTCCTGGGCTGGACGGTGTGCCCTACATCATCAAAACGGCGCGCTCCAAATACACAAAGACAACGGGCTTTGAGGTTGATGTCTCCGG